GCCTTATATAGTTTGACTGAGAACTTGGCTGCATAATTCCGCTAGAATCAAAAGTAAGTGTAGATGCGTCGCCTCTAATTGCAATTATATTATTTAAAAATCTACATCTTTCATTTCTTTCAACTCTGTTTTCATTTGTAAAAATTCTATTATCAGCGTTAGTTGCAAAAACCAAATCTTCTTGATTTATAATTCCGTTGGCTGACTCTCCATCTAGTGGTTCATATTTAACAGGTATCTCAATTGCAGAAAGTCCTACTGGGTTGTATTTCCAGTTGTCTGTATCTGCAAAAGAATAGATAACTCTACTATCAAATGATCCAGCAACTGGATTAGATCCTGCAGAAAATATTCCTACCTCTGTAATTTCATATCTTTCTTCTGTAGGCATTTCTGCCGTAAAGACTACTTTTGATAATCCCTCTTCATTTACAAATCCCCTCGAAATAATTGGCACACGGAACATTTCAAAGTCCAAAGACTTCTTTTGTGAGTAGTCTGCAAACACCCCGTCAGAAGTCACTGGAGTAGGTCCACAGCCTACAGCAATGTGTGAGGCATATGATTGTGTCTGGCCTACAAGATACTTGGCTAAAAGATTTTTACCTATATTAGTTATCATTAAACACTCCCATAGTATATTGTATCATCAAAAATGTTTCCAGCGGTTAATATTTCTACCTCTGCCTGCTCGCCTTCCTTGACATTAACTAAGTTAATTACTAGGTCCCCAGTTATTGGATCTATATAAACAGACTTGCAGTTTGAGACCTTTACGCCATCTACTAAGTCATAACCGTTACCGCATACGGGAAGATGGTTAAAGATAGATAAAGATAAAGACTTAAAAAAAGAATCAGATGACTGTAATCTTAATACATTGTTTGGATTGTATTGTAGATACAGATCTGTAAGATTTTTGATTGGAGCATATATAACTTTTTGTCCATTCACCAAATCATGTCTTGATATTGTAGCAAGTTCGTACCCACCTATGTCTTCAAAGATTAGGTCTGTCATTATTTCAATATCTAGCACATCTGAATTTTCTAAAATTAGATCTGGAGTTGCAATTTTTACTGAATCATCAGTTGCTTTTGGAGATGCTTCTGGAATAGCAGCCACAGCAGAAAGATATGTTGGCAATTTATTTTCTGACATTAGACTACCTCACTTAAAAACAAAGTCATTTCTGGACCATCCGAACTTCTTGAAAACTCAATATTATATACAACAAATCTATTGTTTGGATCTGATGCCATACTTATATCGTTTTCTTTATAGTCTACGCTAACAATATCTCCAAGTTGAATTGTTGGTATTGAGAATATTTTAACTCCAAAAGATCTTCTTGGCTTTGTGATTTTTTCAACAAGCCATTTCATCAAACTAGAAGCCTCATCTTGTGATTGAATATACATAGTTTGTAAAGCAAAGTCTCGTTTACCGTGTGTCATTCTGCTAAGTTTAATATCCTGATAGTCTTGTTTAAATTTATATGGATTAGAGATTAGTTTATCTGCAATAAACTGTGGATTAGATACAAGAGTGTTTTTATTAAAATATTCATCTACTGTAAGATTATTTTCAGACTGCTGAGTAAAAGTAATTCCTTGAATTCTTAAATAGTTGCCACTTGTTTCATCCAAAGTAATTGGAGCATCTGTTGTGTTAAATATAATAAACTCTGCTCCATATGATCCCGCTCTAAACCCAGAGACAACATAACTTTTCATCTTGTTAAATGTTGGAGATATTTTTGCACTTAAGGCTGGATATGCTTTATCATATTTAAAATTAAATACTGCTGCTTCTCTCATGATGCTTCCAAACTCTTCAAAATAAATATCATACTTTGGTGGCTCAGAAGAACCAATTCCAGTAAGATAGGTATTTTGTATCAAACCACTAATAGAGTATTTTCTAAAAGATTCATTTGCATCAATTTCAAAATCTCCAAAAGCAGAGTTTACTGGGGCACCTAAAGAAAACGATGTATTCTGAGAATAGTTATTGCATAGTGCATACACGTTTTCAAACATTGCCCTAGAAGATCCTCTTGTAAATAATGCTATATTAGAGTATGCTGGAAGTGGATCAGGGTCATCCACTGTCTTTATTATGTTTCCATTTAAGTATAGGTAGAATCTTCTTGTCTTTCCTATGTCTTCATATTCTACGGCTAAATCATATACCGTCGGATTTTCCTCAGCAAAACTTCTTGACTGTCCAGTAAATCTTCCGTCATCTACTGTAATCTCTCCTAAACCTTCCCATAGTTTTACTGGAACTGCTGTTCCGTTGTCAGACTTTACCTTATAAAAAAATACATTGCTAATGCTTTCTTTTTCTGTTTTTGACAACTTTCCAAGTCCCAATGCTGCGATTTCAAAATAATAACCAACATTCGTTGTTGGGTTTAGCATTACCGCTATTCCACCAGAACCTCCAGAAACATTTATATTTTTGTCTGGTGTAGAGCCATTGACCACAAAGTAGGTGGAAGATCCATTTGAGGTTTGGCCTCTGTCTTGATTATTTTCTATTTTGCCGACAATCCTCATTCTTGTTCCAAAGTGTTTGTACTTTTTATTTTCTAATGACTTATGGACATATGACAAAAAGTTTCTTGGCTTTTCTTTTGTTGTAAAATTGGGACCAGTTAAAGAAAGAGCAGAAGACTGAATAGAACCTGGCTGTTGCTGTGTTGCTGTTCCTATCTCTCCAGTAAGGGTTGTAGAAAGAAAGTTTTTAATAAGTCCAGTTCTTGAAGATGTTTTTGCAAGAGCATCAGAAGATGATCCAGTGTCTGTTACTTTCCCAGCAGTAGCAACTGTTGTTGTTGGAAGTTCTTTATTATCAAACAAATATTCAGATGCCATGTAGCATCCTTTTATGTTATCATCTGATTTCCAATAATCAGATATCCCAGCAGAGTGTGCAACAATTTCTGTTCCAAATTGACCACGACCATGTTTTACCACTGGGCCATTTTGTAGTTTAACAATTCCCTCTTGTTCAAAGTATTTGGGCTCAGAATAAATTCTTACCAAACCAGTCGGGTATATCTTTCCATTAAATGGAAGTTTGGCAAAATAATCTTGATAATCTTCAATAGATGTAATCCAGACATTTCCAAATCCAGTTACATTATATTGAACAGCATCGTACTTTATGATTTCTCCTTGTGAATAAAAATATCCATTATATCTACCGATCCAGTATGACGCTTCTCCTAGGCTAAAGGTATTATTAATAACAATACCATTTTTTACAATTGGAACATCTGCAGACAAATCTGCATTTAATGGAATTGCGCTGAGCAAATAAGAAGACTGTGTTCCAATTTCATTATTTAAGGACTTTGTATTTTCACTACCCGAAACTTCCCATAGAAGAACTGGCTTGTAGATATAAAATCTTTCATCATCTAAAAGACTTGCCTGTCTTAATGACCCTATAGATCTTTGAATATGTCTTGTTGTATAGTTAATTACTCCATCATTATAAACATTGTTAGCCTGTGCTGACACATAAATAATATTAGCAAGTTTAGAATTTGTAAGTGTTTTATTTTTTATCTCTTTATCTTCAAACAAATCATTTGTTCCTTTTAGAGCAAAGGTAGTTGGCCTTTGTGCAATAGTTGGCATAATGTAGTTTTTGCTCATCATAACAAAGTTGTTATACTCATCGAAGAACATTGCTGTTTGTGTTGATACCGCTAGATCTTCTAGGATTTCTGCAACGCTTTTGTCTGGGCCAACAAAAAAGTACGGGATAATTATTTCTTTTTCATTCTCTACTCTTTTAAATGTATAATTAGAAAATCCTATATAGTCTAACAAAAGAGAAACTGCAGAACTAACAGAAACCTCTGTCATTAATATTTGTGGAGCAGTTATTGATTCTAAGTACCAGTAAAGATCTCTTAGAGTAATTGATATTTTTTTGTTTTCTATATCTGCTTTTGGGAATAAATCAGAGTACAATGTCTTTATTGGAACCCAATAATCCCATCCATCTACATCCACTATAACCTCATAAAACTTAAACTGTATATGTCTGTTTATATATTTTGAGATTATGCTTGAGGAGTTGTTTTCATTAAAGGCTTGATCATAATCAAATATATTTAATGTTCCGTTTGATGCAACCAGTTGACCCACTGGAAGACCGCTAAGACCTAGGTCTGAGGCGCTTTTGTTTATTGAATAGTCTAAAGTCTTGTCCGATATGTTCATGACAAGTCTTGGAGAAATCTCAATCAAATCAAATGTTGAGTCTTTTACATTCATCGTTTCAACAACAATTCGTATTCCAGATATATATTCAAATTCTCTGTACTGAGATTTTCCATCAAGAGTTTTTGTAAAGACATCAGGAGATGTTGCGTCTGTAACAAAATTTGTTAGTCTATCAACAGTTTCATCTTGGACATACCATCCGTACTTTGGCCTTATGATTGTGTAGTCTGTACCGTTCCATATATAGTACTCACCCATATCGTTTTCATTTTGTTTAATTAAATATGCATATCCAGTAACCGACTTTTCTGGAAGTAAGGATATGCTTGAATATGTTTCTGCAAAAACAAAGTTTGATCTCCATTCATCTGGAACAATTAGCCCGTAAGCAATCTCAACATATCCATCACTCTGAATTATTGCAGACCCATCCTTTCTTCTTTTTGATGGATCAAAAGATATAATGTCTTGCCAGTTATTATCTTTTAAGAATTGAATCTTCCATTTGCTAGGAACTTTTTGATTTAGTTCTCCGAAGAATGGGTCTAAAAATGACCCTGTTGAAGATGAAAATGGTCCAAGATTTTCTGTTCCAGTATGTGTTTGCATTTTAACCACAACTCTATTTGTTGGGATTTTTTCTTTATATACAACAAATGGACATGCATCTTCAATGTCATATTGAGATCCACGAACTTTTGATGCAACCCCATACTCTTGTCCTGCTTCTGTTCTGTATGAAGTCCAATACTTAAACAAATCATTTTTGTCTGGCATGTAGTATCTTGGTCTATCAGCCATAAATAGGTTTGGGTGATGAAGTTTTCCATTCTCAAAAAATACTGCTTTATTAATACCAGACCTTGGTCTAAATTGATTAAAGCAGTCTTCTAA